GTTTGATTTACCAATAAATGCATACACCGGGTTTGATGCTCAAAGTATGCGTGATTTAATCGTTAATCGTCTTAACGCTGACACGACAATTAACTTTACAGATCAGAATTTCGAAGGTAGTAACGTCTCTGCTCTTATAGATATACTCGCATATACATATCACACATTATTATTTTATTTAAACCAGACAAGTTCGGAGAGTAATTTTGCTGATGCTGAATTATATGAAAATGTAAATCGAATAGTAAAATTAATAGGATATAAGCCACTAGGCACCCAGACTTGTATATTACCAGTTAATGCTTCCGGAAAAGCAGCATTAAGTAAAGGATATTATACTATACCAAAATTTACTTTTTCAGCAGGTGGTGGTCAAACATTTACTTGCATACAAGATATTACTTTTGAAAAAACAACGACTGCTGTTGAAACTGTAACACCTGTTGGTACTACACTAATGTACGAAGGTACTATAGAAGAATATCCAATATTATTTCCTATAGGTGAAAAATACGAGACAATAAATTTAAATCCAGGTAGTAATATACTAATAGATCATTTTAATATTTTTGTTTTTGTTAAAGAAGTAAATGAACAAAATAAATGGTATGAATGGAATAGAATACCGAGCCTATTTTTATCAAAACCAAATGACAGGAGTTTCGAAGTTACATATAATGAAAATAAAAAATATGAAATTAAATTTGGAAATAATGTTAATGGTAAGAAATTAAACTTAGGAGATTCAATAGCTATATATTATTTAAAATCCTCCGGTACTAAAGGTAAAGTAACAAAAAACACATTAAAAGATAGTGCTATAAATATTTACAACACTACACAATACGATGAAATATTTACAGATGTTAAAGATACTTCTCTTAGTTATATATCAATTGAAGATTCTCCAAACGTTACTATAACTAATACTGAAGATAGTACAGAATTTGGAGAATCTGAGACTGTAACAGAAATTAAGCAAAATGCTCCGAGATTTTTTAGTTCAGAATATAGATTAACTACAAAAGCTGATTATAAGAGTTTTATTGAACGTAATTATAAGAATTTTATATATGATATAACCGTACTTAACAATAGTGACTACACAAATGACTATTTAAAATATATAAATAATGAATTAGGGTTAACTGATTTTACTGGCGATACAAATGCATTGTTTAATCAATACTATTATGCAGATAGTGCTGACTCAAATAATATATATTTAAGTATTGTACCTAAATTACGAAAAGAAAAATCTGTAGTTACTCGATCTAACTATTTACCGACCTCATTAAAAGAAAAAATTCAATTAGAAATTGAAAATTATAAGTTATTAAATAGTGAAATCTCTTTTATTGATCCTGTTTATTTAAATGTAGATTTATCAGTGAAGTCCTCTGGTGAACCTTATAATGTTGGATATAAAAATACTACTGAACTACATATTCGTAGAGAATCTCGAGCATTAATAAATGAAGCTAATTTAAAATCAAAGGTATTTAATATTATATCTACATATATTAAAAAACTAAAATTAGGTGGAACAATAAATGTAAGAGATTTAAGTAATGATATTGAAAGTATTCCTGGTATAATTGATTTTACGACAATCAGAACAGATTCAGATATTTCTATACCAGGATTATCATTATGTGTTTATAATCCTATATATAACGGAAAAGATATAAAATTTATTGATTCAGTATTAAAATTGAAACCATATCAAATACCATACATAAAAAATGAAACAGTGCTTAAAAATAAAATTAAAGTTATAAGTGCTTTGAAGAGTAATGCTGTAATAGAATATTAATGAGTACATCAACTACAGATCTTAATTGCCCTTCTATTTTACCAGTACCATTTACAATTACTGTTAATACTTCTGGTACTACTCCAAATAGTGTAGATGGGCATCCAGCAGCTACTACTCATGCAGGATTTACTCGTATATCAAAATTTACATTAACGCCGGTGGTCTCTGCAGCAGAAGGGCAAGGTATTGAAGATTTATTCCCGAAAAGAGTATCTAATCATATAGCAAAATGGGACTTTGGTGATGGTTACACATTGAGCGGAGCCGACGTATTTACTGCGACACATATTTATAATATACCTGGTATTCATACAGTTTCAATATTTTTATATGATAAAGATAGTAATGCATATAAATCAACGTTTACAGAAACAATATCAATATATAATTATGCAAATACAAGCATAGCTGTAGAAACACGAAACATAACAGAACAAGATGGTATAAATGCAAGAAAGGTAACTGCAGGGGAACTCAAAACATTTAACATGGAGACGACCGCGTCCTGGCAAGACATTCCAGATCCTGATGAACCTCAAACATTCTTTTTTACCTCGAGTGGTAGTATGGCGAAACCATATGACTTTAATAATAAATACGGGCACATAGTACCGTATAATGCCTTTTATGATACATACAATAATCCTATTAATAATGTTTATGGATTAAAATCAATTTTATATCCGCACTATTTTTATATAAATGCAGATTCAGTATTAGTAGAATGTGCAAAAAGAGATAGTATAAAAACTGATGCTAAAATTTTATATTCAAGTACAGATGAATATATAAGTAGTGTAACACCTATAGTACGGCGCCCTATAATATTTAAGTATTTCGACGATATACCAACTACTGCAGTAAATCTATTAATACGAATAGATACCAGTCGCCATAGAATACAGAATTTTTATGTTGATGATATCGAGACAGATATTAATAACAGTAATAGAACCTTTTTAGAAACAGATATTGCGCGACCAATAATTAAGGATAAATCTACTATTAATAAACACGTAGGAAATAGTATTGGTATCCCGGTTAAAGTAATAACACCATTTACAAGCCGTCTATCATTTACATCTACTGGAATGAGAGAAATGTCTAGTATAGAATATAAGCGCCAAGGTGATAAATTTCAAGTATTCATTGCACTAGCGGACAAAAAATTAAACATAGGAAAATATTACTCACCCTTTTTCCATGAACCTCTTAATAATTTTATAACTTTACTTAATAGTGACTTCTCATCGGCATTATCAGGATCATATGCAGACCCATCAAATTGGACAATTGACGCGCAAGAGGTCACTGTTGAGAATCCTGCTTTCACATCAGTATTATCAGGATCATATGCAGACCCATCAAATTGGACAATTGACGCGCCCACTAACACTCTCACTGTTACAAATTCTGACTTCGCCGACGCTACCGACTGGTCTGCTGCTATCTCAGATCAATTAGGTGGAGTATTTAATACTGTTGCAGATCCTCTCCCTGATCCATTATCAGGGTGGGCCCTTTCTGCAGAGAACTCCGGTTATGCTCAGCATCACCCATATACAGGCGGTACGGTAGGCGGACAAATACCTGCTGGGCAACCTGCAGGACCAGGCCACTGGTCTGAGAATTACCCACATGTTAATAACCTATATCAAGATGTAGGAGCTATTGGAGGTAAGAAATACACCGTCAAACTGGATGTAGATTATTCCCATCTTATCGCCCAGAATGGCCTCCCGGCTACAGGTAATTTAAGAGTATTTTTAGGTGGTGAAGCAACTAGTACAAATGGATTACTTTTACCTGTTACTAACGACGTTACAGATGCCGGTACTCATAAAGTAACTCTCGAGTCTACCGGAGGTAATCCACAAAATGTTTACTTCCAAGCAAGTAACGATTTTAACGGTGCTATAGATAATGTTTCAATCGTAGAAAGTTCAGGCAACCTAGGTGTTGACTCAGGATGGGATTGGTCAACTGGAGGAGGTACCGGCAAGGCAACACATACACCAATTACACTATGGACCGGTCATACCGGACTAGATAATTTATACCAAGATATAGACGCTATTGTGGGTAGGAAATACATTGTTAAGTTAACTGTAGCGAGCTGTACGGCTGGTAATTTAAGAGTATTTCTAGGCGGTCAAGCAACTAGCGATAATGGATTACTTTTACCTGTTACTACCGACGTTACAGATAACGGTACTCATAAAGTAACTCTTAACGCTACTGGCAGTATATTATATTTCCAAGCAAGTGACGATTTTAATGGAACTATAGATAATGTTTCAGTTATTGAAAGTCATGATGGTGGTCTAGGTGATGGTGAGTCAGGATGGGATTGGTCAGCTGGTATCGCGACGCATACAGCAATTTCAACATGGACCAATGACACTGGATTAGATAATTTATACCAAGATATAAATACAACTCTTGGGAACGAGTATACAGTTAAGTTAACTATAAACAGCTGTACGGCTGGCCATATAAGATTATTTATTGGTACTACTGATCCAACTCCACCAGCGCATCGACCTGGATTATCTGCAAATGAAATTCACACCGTAATTGTTAAATCAACTAACAACGAACCACAACGGCTATTCATACAAGCAAGTCCAGATTTTAATGGACAAGTAGATGATATCTCAATAGATATTCGGCAATTTTATTATAACTGGAGTGATGGTAACACAACAATAACAAGTAATATAAGTAGTTTGTGTACTACTGACTTACCATTTAATACAACATCAGATAAAACAGAATTAAGTAGTTTTTTATATCTTAATATTGATCCCCTTAGCGCTGGAACATGGACATTAAATATAACTGGAAGATTAGATTCGTTTGAAAGTAATCCTGCAGACGCTATTGGTCAAACAATTGACTATGACCCAGCTGGTCCGCTTGGTCCGGTTTCAATAGGTATTGATAATACAGTCCCTCCTGGGGTTATAGTTAATAATCTAATTACAGGTTCTTATACCTTTACTGTATTTCCTTCTACTAATGATGTAGAAATCTATAAAATTAATGAAGATACAGATTATTCAAAAATACTAAAAAGCTATAGATTTCAAACTTTACAGCATGAATATGATAAACTTTTTGATGGTATATTTACATCGTTTGTAGGTCAAGCGAGTTCAAGTCCGACTACATTTGGTAAAACAATCTTTGAAAAAATCGCAAACTTTACTATGAATAATAGTGATGTTGATTTTTGTAAAATTAAAACACTAGAATCCTTTTATCAATTTTTTAATGAAGATATAGATATACAGCTGCCGACCGCCCCATCAGAATTAAGAAGATTATATGATTTATTTAGTATAAAAATTTCTAAGCTACTAGGAGACTATGAGAGGTATGATACAAGCTTTGATACTCAATTTTATACTTCATCAGCAGCGAGTAGAAATATTGATTTAAATAACCCAATTGACCCAGCTACATACACAGTTACAGCTGGTACTAAATTTGTAGCGCGACAAAAATTTAATAATGAGTTTATTTTAATTAACCCTCAGCAAATTCCAAACTTAAGTGCTGATGGAGAAGTAGATACTGATAATCCTGTCTTATCTACGTATTATTTATCTACATATAATTCACCTGTTCTAAGTGGTTTTAGTACCTGGGGATGGCCGTTAGATACTACTGTCACTGGCGCATCGGGGTTAGATTTATTTTATGAATTTTATCCGTATACAAATTATAATATTATATCTGCTGAAAACATACAAAATAATATTATAGACTATAATAATAAGTACAATACTATTACAAG